AAGGAGTGTCTCCATTTAGAATACATTTTTATATATGGAGAGCTTTTATTTAACCAAGAAGGTATAAAAAATCCAGTCTCGCTGCACTTTTTATATATACTTCTACCGGAAAATCCTATTAGTTGCCCCTCTTCATTTCTAAGAGGTATCATCACCCTGTGATGTTGAGGCATTACGTTTTTATCGTTAACTATTCCACAATTAAAATGATTGATTGTATCTGTCTTAAATTTTTTGCTTGGTATATTATCTAAAGCCTTTAATTTCTTAATATTGGATTCGCTTATAACCGAATTATTCAGTTTTACATTATCCCTTTTTTCTTTTGGTATATATCCGCAATTAATTTCAGGAGAATTTATTACATTACCTATCCACTCAACAGCCTCAGAAAATGTCATGTTCTTTATTGATCGAACAAGACCTATTATATCATTTCCATATTTTTTATGACACTGGTGAGTAAAACAAGACCAGCAGTTCTTAGATCTGTCATAAGAAAAAGCAGCATTATTGTCTCCGTTATGGACAGGACAATTTTGCTGTACCCCTCTTTCTGATATAAATTGAAAACCCAAGCTCTTTAAGATTAGCTCATCATAAGACTCTGCAAGTTTTTTAATTTCAGAAGTCGAGTTCATCGCTTGAGTCTATTGTTGAAGCGTTATCTAATACTTCAAAGTTAAATCTTCCTTCTACCATTTCTGATCTATCCATATTAGAGATGATATTAATATACTCAGAAGAAGAATCCATACCCTTTCCATATCTCGTTTCAACTACGATTAACTTCCTGTCTCCATTTGATTTGCTGTCTCCAGCAGCGAAATCTTCGTCGGTTTTCTTCTTTAAAAAAGCTAAGCTAGAGCATAGCCATAAAATTCTATCACTTCCTGAAACTACGCTAGTATCATCTTTATTTATTCCATCTCTATTTAACTGTACGGTGGCTAAAATAGGGGCGTCATGCTTTACAGCAAAATTATGCAACTTTGTTATAAAGTCACCTAAATATTGGTATTCTTGAAAATTTCCAAGATCTCCAAGGTCCATAGTTTTTAGATAATCTAAAATTATTAAACAGTCTTTTGTTGAACCGTTTGCATTTTTGCCAACGTGCTTGGAAAGCCATTGTCTGCATATGGAAAAAATTTCTTCTTGCGACATTCCAGCGACACTTACGTGATAGAATGGCTTTGAAGACATTTCCTGAATTTTGTCTTGAATAATTAAGGAGTCTCTTTCGCTGTTACCGAAAGCTCCTGTTTCAATAATTGATTGACTTATTCCCGAGCAAAGAGAGGCCCATTTAATGGCCTGTATTTCTTTCTTCATTTCTGTGTCTAAATATAGAACTGGAACTTCGCTCAGCGCCACATTCTTGGCGACGTTCAGGCAAAATGTACTTTTACCTACTTTTGGTCTAGCTCCTACTACATTAACTGTACCTCTTCTATACCCTCCGCCTACACATTGATCGTATCTAGTATAGCCTGTAGGAATACCCGCTAAAGTTACGGGATTGTCAGACAGATATTTAATGTGCGATATAGCGTACTGCGCTAAATTAGTGATATCGTTTTCTTTTTTAATCTCTGGAATAAGACTTGTAATAGTCTCTTCGACGCTAGAGATCAAACTAATAATATTTTCTTCTTTTGAAGCTAGACTTATCTTTTTCTTAGCTTCTTCAATCTTTATATTAAGCTTCTTTAATACAAAATATTTTTTTATTTCTTTTAGATTTATCTTCGCCTCATCTTTAGAGACATTCAAACCCATGGCTAATTCTATTGTTGGCGAATATTTTTTATTGATTTTATCTTGAGGTATGCCATTAGTTTTAGCAAAAGAATAAATCATCTCACTTGTTATGGTATCTACATTTTCACTTTTATATAGATCACAAACAAATGAGTATATACTAGCGTTCTCTTCTTTAGAAAAGTGGTCCTTAGAAAGCGAGTCTAAATCGGTAAAGAAATTTATAGATCCGCATTTAAATGCATAAGACAATATTGACAACTCAGGATCATGAAGAGGTTCTGCATCTGTTGCATTTAAGTTTTGCATTTGTACCTGATTCTAGCACGCCAGTTGGATACTCTTTATTAAAGTCGAAGTCTACGCCACAAGAAGCGCATTTCTTAATATTTGGCTTGTATTCTGATCTTCTATCTTTGATTCTATTTTTCTTTTTTTGCTTTTCTAAAAACTCTTTGTATGCTGGATTAGAGTCCTCTGGTAATTCAAATTCAGAACTGCTTATGAACTGCATTTCGCCAGAAACCCTATTAGACGGTTGATATTCTATAACTTCTTTTTCTTGTGGTTTAGGATCTTCGTTTTCAATAGTTTTATCTGATTCAAAATCTACTGAACTAAGAATCTCCATAGCTCTATCTATAGCTTTCTTTAGAGTCGCGTTATTAAAATTTTTTGTGGGAGGAGCCTCTTCCATGAACATATACTCATAAAAGGATCTGACTTCTTCCATATCCCCGTTTGCTATGGCGATTTTTAATTTTTCTTTTTTATCTTTCATTATTATACCTTCTATCTGCAGCCAAAGCTTTGATTGAATTAGCCATAAATTCTATTTTTCTATCTATGTCTTCAATTTGATTTGCTGTTATATTTAAATTGACTTTGACAGATTCTAACTCTTTCGCAACAGGATCATTTCTTTTTATTACAAGAGATTTTTCACTTAATCCATAACCGCTAGTATTAGGTAGCTCTCTACCTATAATAGAGCTTATGTTTGCGTCACACCAATTAATTATAGACTTTAGTTTATTAATCTTAGACTTTATGTAAATAGAGTATTGTGATAATTTTATAGCGTTTATCAACAAGTCTTCACTAGTTTGAGCTTTTAATTCGCTGTGATTTAGATTTAATATTTTTACAATTTCATCTGGCTCTTTTATGTTTAAAATATCAGCAGATTGTAACTCTGCTATTTTATCTAGTATTTTACTTTTTGAGGATTGTGATATCTCAGACATTTAAAATCTTTTTTACATCATTTGAACTTCTTACTTCGTGAAGTCTTATATTGTTTAACTCACAGAAAAAACGCTTATTTTCATCTCTAGTTTTTTGATCTTCAAATTCGGCTAGGCTTTTGTGAAAAAATGGATTCATTTTGTCATGCTGTTCGCCTTGAACCTCAAAAGCAATTTTTCTGTTTGGAAGAAAAAAATCTAAAGACAGTCTTGTATCTGGTATTGTGATATCCTCAAGAATTGGGTCTAAAGGATATCTTGATTTAATGATCTGACCTATTTCGTATTGTATATTTGAACGACAAGCGGCCTTATTTTTCAAAGGCCAGCTACTTTGTCTCACATCCCATGTCACTGAAGTATTAGGATTATCTATAGATTTTACCTTCATTTTTTCTTTGTATTTTTCTTTGTATTTTTCTTTGAGTTAGAAATTATGTCTTCTAGACTTATATCGTGATTTCTGTGGTAAAAGTACCATCCCTTGACCTCTTTACTATATTTCACAAGATCTTCAACTGTTACAGAGGATTCCTCTATTTCGTGCGGGATATCGTCTAGACTCATATCATTAATTTCTGCCATTACATCCCTAACAGCCCAGTCTTTCCAGACTGGAAATGTGAAAGTAACCTTTACCATTTTTAGGCTTTCAGCGGAAAGTGGGCCCGCGATTATTTCATTACTATCTTTTATTTTCTTGAAATTCATATATACTCCTTATATAGCCATTGTTCTTATTTGATCGTAAATTTCTTTGCTTAACACTTGGTTTTTTCTCAAATGCTCTATGACATTCATTTGTCCTTGAAGCTTTTCCTTGTTTCCTGGAACTGTGTACCATGCTCCAGATTTTGATATGATACCAAATTCACAAGCTAGATTGAAAAGATCCATTGTTTCATCAACGCCCTTTCCATATATTATAGGTATGGATACATCGGCACCAGGTGAACCAAGTGCTGAAGCGACTATATAAAAATGAGCGTTTTGACCTATAGTTTTGTTGTTTGTATCTTCTATATCCTGTTTCCATCCACCCTCAAGCCAAACAGACGCGCCATATTGAGGAGCGTTTCCTCCTACCCCATAACTCTTTTTACCAGGTCCAGGGTTAGGATTAGCAATCATATGAGTAAGCGCTATGAAGGTGCTTTTTGTGACAGGCAGTATTTGACTTACTCGTCTAAACATTTTATACATTAGACTAGCTGTTCCAGCCATTTTAACACCATCACCTATATTTGATGAAAGCTCTGCTTCAGGACATAGGGCCGCGATAGAATCTAGAATGCAAATGCACTTGGGATAATCCTTTAGTGTGGTGTAAAGAAGATTCAGAAAGTCTTCCGCACTGAGTATCTTATTTTCATTTGATCTAACTATCGCAATATTTTCTCTATTTAGATCCGGAAAGCAATCTAAAAGCTCTGTTCTAAGACGCCCCTCAACATCAAAAAAGAAAGCCTTTTTAGTCGGGTCTTCTCTATGGCACTGTTGCACGTAATGTAAAGCTAAAGTTGTTTTTCCAACCTTAGGTTTACCACTCATTAAAACACTAGAGCCTTCAGGAATACCTCCAGAAAGAGCTATGTCTAGAGAAAGAGTAGTTTTAAAAGTTCTACCCTGCTCCTCTTTGAGTGCCGTTACTGGGATTAAAAAATTCTCTAATGAAATATCTGATTTACTCATATCAT